CGGCGGGGTGCCGGGATGAGCGAAAAACTGACGTGGCGGGACCGCCTGAAACGCGCCAGCTTCAGAGGGTTTGAGTTCCTGACGGATAACCACGATGCGACTGAAGGGCGCCGGCTGGTTGTGCATGAGTTCCCTGGTGCCGATGCTCCGCTGGTCGAAGACCTCGGCGCAAAGGCGCAGATTTACAAGGTCAACGCCTATTTCATTGGCGAAAATTACGATCTTGAGCGCAACGGGTTTCTCGTAAAGCTCGCCACACCCGGCGCCGAATGGCTGACGCATCCGTGGCTTGGTTATATCTGGGTTCGTCCGCGTACCTGGTCTATTCAAGAGCGCACAGACCAAGGGGGCTACTGCGCGGTCTCCATCGAGTTCGTGCCAGGCGGCGAGGCTCCTTTTACGTTTGAGCCTGATCGCGTTGACGTCGCTTACCAACGCATTCGCAAGTATTTCGACGCTGTCGAGGCGGATTTCAAACCGAAGTCGATGTCGGCCGGCGGTTTGACCGGGTTCATCGCCGCCGTGCAGGCAAAGCTGGAAGTTCTGCGCACTATTCTGTCGCTGGCAACGCTGCCATTGACCTGGGCATCCCAGATCATGGGTCTGGTCGCCAGCATTAAAACGGAAATTGGGGCGCTGATGGCGTTGCCTGGGCAGTATGCCGCTGCGTGGCGCTCGCTCTGCAACGCGCTCGGATTCGGTCCGGACGGATCAAGCCTTGATGACACGGCTCGGCCGCGTGTTGTGCGGCGCATTATTGCGGCCGGGGCGACGCCGTCAGTGCCGACCGGCGCCGCTGCGACCGACCCGGCAGCTCGGCAGGCCATAGCTCAGTCGGACGCGCTCATCAAGCGCACGATGATTGGCGCCGCAGCCCTGGTTGCGCTTGCAGATTATCGAGTTGCAGAAGATCGTGATGCCGTTCTTGCTGCCGTGCTCGATGCGCTTGATGAATCGATGCCGGCGATGTCCGATGAAGTGTTTCAGGAAGCGGCAAACATGCGTGGCGCGTTGATTGACGCGTTACTCGCTCAAGACTTGGACCCGGCGCAGTACCGTGACGTGGTATCACCGCTGCCCGCTACGCTGCTCGCGCATCGCATGCAGGTCGACGAGGATGTATTGCTCGCCCGCAATAAGGTCCGACACCCACTTTTTGTACAGGGGCGGGTTTATGGATAAGGAAAACATTTCCGTCCATTTCGACCAGCGCCGGTATAACTGGTGGCAGCGCGTGCATGTTCAAGATTCTGTCGATGACCTGTGTACCGGTATCCGCCTCGATGTGACGATGCCGGGTCGGGGGGAATCGTTGCCGGCCGGTGAGAACGTCGTCGGTGCGGTGTATATCGGTGATGAGCTGGTGTCGACGACACGGCCGGACGTTTTTAAGCGCAAGGTCACCGCAACCCAGCACACGATCAATTTTGTTGCTCGCTCGCTGGGCCGTGAGCTGGTGGATTGCCAGTATTCACAAACGCTGTCCGGGCTGACCCTGGGCGAGATTGTAAAGAGGCTTTGTAGCCTGTTCAAAGTGCCTGTGACCATCGCCGCAAAAACGGCCGTTGTGCCTGATTTCTCGATGCAGTGTGAAGCTCCGAGCAACGCGCTCATCAACGCGGTTCGCGCTGCCGACCTATTGCTCTACCCGCTTCCGGACGGCGGCCTAATCCTTACTGCACCGACCGACGAACCTCCTGTAGCCACGCTTGAATACGGTGTGCACATCAAAGAGTATGAGGTAGTCGACGAGTACAAGTTGCGCTTCAGCGAATACGTTGTGAAGGGCTATGACTACGAGGGGCACAACGCTCTGGCCGGAAAAGTTACGGATGCCGGAATAGGCTATTTTCGCCCAATGCACATCGTCGCTGATCGTCATGGTCAAGGACTCGGCGGTTGTGATCGCCGCGCCGAGCTGGAGCGCAATCGGCGCCAGGCGCGAGCGCATCGTATCGAGTTGGAGCTGGTCGGCTGGCGCTATCAGGACAAGGACGGCGAGTGGCATTGCTGGCGTGTCAATACTCAAGTGCGTGTGGTTATTCCTGGAGAGGGAATTGATGCTGTCTTCCTGATCGGCGACCGCTCCTTCGGCTTGGATGACCAGGGCGGGCATGTAACTCGTCTGACGGTGATGAGCCGTGAGGCTTTCGTTGGCGCCGGAAAAGCCAAGGACAAAAAATCGGCGGGGAGACGCAAATGATGGGGCACGTATGGAACCGATTACGTCTGCTCGTCGCGCACGGTGTTGGTACGCTGATCGGGGCAGATTTCGTGCAGGTCAAGGGGCTGGAAGGCGAGGTGCTGAAGAACGTCAAGCGCGTCGAGCCGTATGGCCTTTCGTACATGCCCAACGGCGGATGCCAGGCCTACATGGTTTTCCCGTCAGGCGACCGGTCCTATGGCATTGCCCTGATTCTCGGAGATAAGCAATACCAGGTTGTGTGCGCTGCGGGCGAGGTTGCGCTGCACGATGACCAGGGCCAAAAAATACACATCAAGCGAGACGGCATCGAGATCGACGGAGCAGGGAAACCGGTGTCGATCATCAATACACCGAAGGTGCGCGCTGACACGGAACGTTTTGAGGTAACAGGTGACATTGTCGACCGCTGTGATGAAAACGCTCGGAGCATCGGCGATATGCGAGGCATTCACGACGAGCACACGCACCTGGTTGTCGCTGTTGGCGCGCAGACCGATCCGTCGCTTCAAGTCATGGGAGGTGGAAGTGCTTAACCTGGTTCAGACGAATTGGGGCGTTTTCGACCTGACTATTGCCGATCCGGAGGATGTCGACGGTGTCGTGGCCACACTGGTTTTCGCAGTCATCTTCACGGATGCCGAGGGGCCGTCTGATCGCGTTGGTGATGCCTGGTCAAGGCGTGGCTGGTGGGCCGATGAGAGCGCGGGGACAGGCGTGTGGCATGTTCGTCGGCAACCGCTGACTGATTCTGCTCGAGCAGAAGCGGCGAACATGATCAAGTCGGCGCTGCTTGCAAAATCGGGCGCATTCGGGGCGCTTGACGTGACTATCACGCAGTCAACGGCTCCGGATGGAAATATTTCCAGCCTAGTTTTAGCGGTGTCTGGCGAACACAATGGCCGCAAATTCTCATTCCGGACGCCGCTGTGACCGCTTATCAACGACCGAGCTATAACGAGCTGCGCACTCGCATAGAGGCAGACCTGGCTGCTCTTCCAGCGGTGCTTTCCGGTCCTCTTGCGGCTGCACTTTCCCGTGCAGACCATTCGCAACACGGATATCTCGACTGGATCGCAAAACAGATTTCGCCGCTAACCTGCGAACTTGAAATGCTCAAGGATTGGGCCGTGCTGTACAGCGTCGACCGGTTGTTTGCGACGGCGGCAACCGGCTCGGTCATCATGACCGGTAACGTCGGTGCTCACGTCCTCGCAGATACCCTGCTGCGCGGTCAAAACGGTCTTGATTACAGCGTCGTCTCTGCTTGTGTTCTGGCGGCTGGTGGCACGTCAGTGCAAGTTCGTTGTGTGACGGCCGGCGCTGATGGAAATGTCGCGGCTGGCGGAGTACTGACGCTGATTGATCCGGTGGCCGGCGTCGCGTCGAATGCGACGGTTGATGCCCTCGGGCTGACCGGTGGTGCGGAAGATGAGGACGAAGACGATTGGCGCGCCCGCGTGGCGGACGAATGGCAAACAGTGACCGTTTATGGCGCGCGCGCAGGCAAGCCCGCGGATTACATCTACTGGGCAAAGTCTGCGCACCCGTCGGTGACTACCGCTCTTGTCCAGTTGCACACCCTGGGCATTGGCACCGTTGTGTGCCGGCCGATCTGCGACGGCCTCGATAGCCGTCTTCCGACGGCCGCAGTCATTGAGGCGGTGCAGACAAAAATACAGGCCCTCGCCCCGGCTACCGCAGATTGGCGGGTGGTCTCACCGGCAGCACGGCTGATATCGATCAGCATCAAGCTGCTCGGTAGTGCTGACACAAACGCAAATAGGGCGGCGATCAATGATGCGCTGGCTGTTGCTGTCAAGCAGGAAACCGACGTCGATTCAGTGTTGCGCCTGGCGGAAATTGACGCAGCCGTTGCTACTGTGACCGATCAATACCAGCGCATTGCGCCGGTAGCTGATATCGCCGTCGCTGCCGGTGAGGTTATGGTTCTTGGGCCTCTGGTGTGGGCATGAAGCTGGCACAGCATTCCCCCCATGAATTCGGCGCGGCCATCAAGTCGCTGCTGCCGCCGGGCGCTGCGTGGGATTGGCCGGATGGCGGTCTCGGGATGGCCATCCTCAACGGCGCCGGCGCCGAGCTATCGCGTGTCGAGGCTGGCGCGCAGCAAGTTCTGGATATGGCGCCGGAAGCCCATAAACCGGTCGTCGATAGATGGCATATCGACCGCTATCGCGAGGTCGCTAATGCTGCGCTGAATGGGCTTACAGAAATCAAGCCGCGCAGGAGTTTCACAGTCGGCTCTCATGTCGGTGATCGGTGCTGGAGCGCCGCTGCATCGGAGACGACATTTGATATTCCAATGCTTCGCGTCGACCACCTGGTTGGTCCGCTTCGCGTCGGTAGCCGGGCGGGTGATTGCTGCTGGGGAACGCGTAGCCGGTACGTTTTACGCGTGCGCTACTACCGGTCAGTTGTCGATCCTGCGCCCATCGCGGCCGCGCTTCGGGATTTCAAGCAGGCACACGTTTTTTTGTGGTTTGAGGACATTACAGGGGTAGGAGGTTTGTATGCAGCGAATTAGTGGCGCGGGCAACGTCAACGGGATGTTCGTCACGGAGGATGCGGCAGAAAGTCGTGCTCCGACCGAGATTACTGATACCTGGCTGAATGATGTCCAGGAAGAGTTGATGGCGGTTGTCGAAGGGGTTGGTTTGTCAGCGTCAGCAAACGACCGTACTCAACTTCGGCAAGCGATCACCCGCATGATTCAAGCGGCAGAACGGGCCGTCATCATCAACAACGCCGCTTTAGCGCCGGCCGTCGCCGGAACGGGAAAGGCCGTTTACTGGGATGCTGCGAATTCTCGTTTTGATCTGGCTGTCGCTGATGGTACCGTCAAGCAATACTGCGTCGGTTTTGCCGATGTTGCCGCTGGAAACGTCTATGCCTTTGGCGACGGACCGATCTTCGCTGGCCTTACTCCCGGCGCACGTTACTTCCTTGATACACAAACGGCCGGTTTGATCACTGCCGTACAGCCGCAAAATTCCGTTTTCGTCGGTGTAGCGAAGAGCACAACCGAACTACTGGTCGACATCGATGCCGTCGCCGGAATTTCCGGAACCGACATTCAGGCCCAGACATATACGGCGTTCACCACGGCCGGCGCCACAGGTGCTTATACGCTGACGCCGAATCCTGCGATCACTGGCTACAACGCAAATCAGCGGTTTCGGGTCAAGTTTCACGTCGGTGGCAACGGTGCGGACAAGATCAACGTGTGTGCCAAGGGCGACAAGTCGATCAAACAATATGACTCTACCGGCGCAAAGGTGGCGCCGGTTATCGTCGCCAACCAACTCGCCGACATCGAATACGACGGCGTCGACTTCGTCATCCTTGACCCGCTTCCAGCGCCTGTCGTTACGTCTGCCAGCGATCCTACCTACACCGACAACAGCTCGAAGGGCGCGAGTACTGGTTGGGTGCGCGGCGCTATATCTGCAATCTTCATTGCTCTCGGTTTTGTGGCTAGCCTTGCAGCGAATGGATACATCAAGTTTCCATCGCTCCTCGGTGGCTTCGTTATCCAATGGGGGCTGAGCGGATCGGTCAGCGCAAACGCATCACTTGCGGTGTCCTTCCCGGTCATGTTCCCAAACGCGTGCTTTGCAGTGGCACCGGTAAGAAACTCAACGTCGGCGGCTAATCAGTACGGGTGGTCTATTAACACGCCGACAACATCCGGATTCACGCTGTACAACGAGAACACGGCGGCAACGCCGTTCTACTGGATCGCGGTTGGTAACTAACGGGAGTTGAAAACATGCTGTTCAGTAAAAATGCAAAATTGGCAGGCGGGTCCGGGTTTTTCTTCGGTGGCCATGTTGGTGCGCCGGTCGACGCCGTAAATGTAAGTTGCGAAGACGTTTTTAAGGCAACGAATCTACCGGCTGGTGAAGATTACGATTTCGACGCCAACGGGGTTTTATTTATTATCAAAGGCCCCGTTCCAGACGCTTGGCAAGTTCGGGCGCTGGAAATCGCTACCGCGTGTGGCGCGATTAAGGCCGAGCGCGACCGACGCACCGATCAGGGAGGCTTCAAAGTTGGGTCGCATTGGTTCCACTCCGACCAGAAAAGCCGAGGCCAGCAAGGCGACCTGGTGATCCTTGGAGACCGTATCGCTGCTGATCTACAGTGGAAAACCATGGACGGATGTTTTGTCACAATGACGCCGGCCCTTGCACTGGAAATTATTTCGTCCAGAACCGCCAACGACCAGGCAGTTTTCGCAGCCGCAGAAGCGCATATCGCCGCTGTTGAATCAAGCGACGATCCAGCGTCTTATGATTTTTCGGCCGGCTGGCCGGACATCTACCAGAATTGAAACGACGGTGCGACCGGCCATGGTGCTGTAACACCAAGGCCGGCCACCTCCCGCAGTCGTAGCCTGCGTTTGGCCGAGGCACCGTACCATCGCGATGGCGGGCCGAAGCCTATCGCAATAGGCAACCAGGTGGAAGAAATCAGATGTAGTAGTTGCAGTCGGCTGCTTGCTAAAGCCATGTATAGCCAGATTGAAATCAAATGCCCGCGCTGCGGGACAGTAAATTCTCTGAGGGTCTCGAACCCCAAACCAGAGCGCCATGGAGCGTCAATCCGCAAGGAAACGATCCATGAAAGCCGTTCAAACGATCTTTGAAAATCAGAAACACGTAGAGTGCCCCGGTGCCCATCTGTACCAGGGTGACTGCCTTTCAATTTTGCCTTTCCTTCAAGGCGAGTTCGATGCCGTAGTCACTGACCCTCCGTACTCAAGCGGAGGGCAATCGAAAGGCAACCGTGCCGCCTCGACGGGTGCCAAGTATCTGAACTCCGTAGGGGAAAACCTTCCCGACTTCTTAGGAGACTCCAAGGACCAGCGCAGCTACCTGCACTGGTCGGCGCTCTGGATGGCCCTCTGTTACGACAAGCTGAAGCCAGGTGGCCTGGCCATCGTCTTCAGCGATTGGAGACAACTACCGGTCACCTCGGATGCGTTACAGGCCGCTGGCTTCACCTGGCGCGGTATCGGGGTCTGGGATAAGGCCGGTAGTGCCAGGCCGTACAAGGGCGGATTCAAAGCCCAGACAGAGTTTTTCGTTTGGGGTAGCAAGGGTCCGCTCGCTGGTACTACCTACTCACCAGGTCTGTTCCGCGTGCAGCAGAAGCCCGGCGAAAAGCTACACCAGGTTGGAAAGCCGCTGGCGCTCATGGAGTCTCTGGTCGCCGCCTGTGGCCAGCGCATCCTCGATCCATTCATGGGGTCAGCCACAACCGGGCTGGCGGCCATAAATCAGGGCAAGGAATTTGTCGGCATTGAGGTCAGCGATCACTACTTCAACGTCGCTTCGGAACGTCTCGGCGCATAA